TGGCGATCCTTCTGCTCTTGCAAAAGGTGCTGCTAGCACGTTCCTTCAGTCTGATGGTACTGATACCGCATATGTCGCAATGAGTGGTGATGCCACTTTGAGCGCTGGTGCAATTACAATTGCTGATAACGCTGTCACTCTGGCTAAAATGGCTGGTCTCACCCGAGGTTCCATCATTCTTGGTGATGCTTCTGGCGATCCTTCTGCTCTTGCAAAAGGTGCTGCTAGCACGTTCCTTCAGTCTGATGGTACTGATACCGCATATGTCGCAATGAGTGGCGATGCTACTTTAAACGCTGGTGTTCTTACCATCGCTAACGATGCTATCGAAAGCGGAATGCTTAATGACAACGTTATCTCGGGTCAAACTGAGTTGGCTGCTAATGGTCTTGTTGCCGCTGATGAGTTCTTAATCTCTGATGGTGGAGCATTGAAGAGAGTTGGTGTTGATACTCTCTTCACTGATGGTCCCGGTTTGCTTACTGCGGCAACTATTGCCGTAGCTGACGACCACTTCATGTTCCTTGATGGTGGTGCAACTGGCGATGCTAAAACTGAGTCTATTGTTGACTTTATTGCTGCTATCGCTGGAACAGGTATCACAGCCACCGCGGGTGTCTTAAGTGTATCTGCTGCTGCTGGTGTTAATGGTATTGGTGACGCTGACGCTACTCTTACTGAGTCGTTCAACTTTGCTTCTGCTACTATCACTGCCAACCGCACTTGGACGCTCCCAGCTTCCTCGGGCCTTTCGGTTGGTGATACAATTAGTGTCAAACTTCAGGCCGTTAGCCCTGGAGTGGCGGTGACTGTTGCACGTGCTGGTTCACAAACTATTGATGGTTTAACAGCCCTTGTTCTTGAATCACCGGGTTCCTCTGTTTCTCTGAAATATGTATCCGCCGACACATTCGCTATCTTCTAAGCCATATTGGTTTGGAAAGGAAAGTTTGTTATTTCCTGGATGCCCTCCTTTGTGGGGGCATCCTTTTTTTGTACTAAGGGACAAAACAAATTAATCATCTATTTATGTTGTAGAGGAAATAAAATGGCTTATAATGTTTTAAAGGGTAAGGTTGAAGGTTCCGTTGACCAGCACACTGATCAAGAAATTGACGGGGTAAAAGTTTTTAAAAATACTATTAGTGCAAGTGTTTTTTATGATACAGATGCACAGAGTCCATGCGCCACTGAAAATAATGTAGCGATAAACAAGATCGGTGGATTCACTAAAAATGGAATTATAACGTATGAGGGCGACAAAAGCGCCCGGGCCCACTTTAATCTCACTTTCGATGGAAAAACGTTAACAGCTGATACAGCAGTTTTCAAAAACATCACAGGGGATGTATCAGGAATACATAATATTCCAGCAGAAAAACTGATTGGCAAAATCGATGCAGACAGAATTGAATGTGGCCATGGCATTGAATCCCACGCCGGTTCCTTGAGAATAAAGAAGTCCGATGGGATTATAGCAACCAAAGAAGGCCTTGAAGTAGACATCTCCCCGAATGGCGCTTTAGCTTTCAAGAGTGGCAAAATATTAATAGATCCACAGAATACATTAGATGTCACAACCAGCGGCCAGAATATTAGTGATAGTGATACGTTACTAATATATGATGCTTCTCGTGGTGACTTACGCCACACGACTTTTAAAAATTTATATGATGGATATATAAGCATAAAAATTCCAAGGGCCGCAGGCAGTATTAACGCCTTGCAGTTTAAGGGCAATAAAACCTTTGATGCTAGTGACAATTTAACATATGACAACAATAACAGTGTTTTAAATATAAAAGGTAAAACCAAATCGTTATTTATTGAAGCTAGCAACTCTTTGAAATCAAATGGAATAACAGAGATTAATGGAGCATTATATAAATCAATAAAGACAATTTCTGATTCCGAGTATCATATACAAGATACAGATAATACTATTTTGTTAGATGTTAGTAAAAATAAAATTACAGCAGTGCTTCCTCCTGCAAAAGAAAATTATGGCAGAGTTATAATCATTAAGATAGTAGTTAGTGATGAACAAAAATATAGGATTAGAGGCTCTAGCACCGCTAAAATTACGACTGAAGGCGAACTCATTGATTTTACTAAGGAAATTCATTTAAAGTTTAGTTATTCGTCTAGAACACTGCATTCTGATGGTGTTAAATGGTGGGTTACAAATGCAAACGGGTCGTAATAATTGCTTTTTGTACTATAAAACACTATTTATTTTGAACAATTCCAACTTTAGGAGACGGATTAATGTCAAGCTTACTTAAGGAAGCCATTATCGATGCAAAGGCCCTTCGCGAATCAGCACTAAAAAGCGCTGAGACTTCTATTATCGAGAAATACTCTGATGAGGTAAAACAAACTCTCGATCAGCTTTTAGAACAAGATGAATTAGGTATGGAAGCCGATTCACCAACAACCGATGAAGAAGTCGCGAAGAATATACCACTTGCAGCAACCGATAATCTTTCGGAAGAAGAAGGCGATATGCCCGAGATGACCAAAGAAGGCGAAGAGGTCCCAGTGACAATCGATCTTGACGCTCTTCAAGAAGCAGTTGCTGCTTTAGAGACCGAGCTTGAAGAAAACGAAGAGATTGAACTTACAGAAGAAGATTTAGCCGATATCCTTGGAGAAGCTGATAAAGATGGCGACGGCGCCCCAGCAGCCCCCAAGTGGTCTGAAGAGGCCGGTAAGAAGAAACCCAAGTGGGCAGACAAAAATGACAACGATCCCGATGTAGGAGATTCGTTAGAAGAAGATGCCCCTGCTGGTGTCGAACAGGCCGCCGAAGAAGAAAGCGAGACCGATCAATTTGCGAAGTCTGGACTTGAAGAAACATCGGACGATGACGACGATGGTGAAGAAGCTGTAAATGCCGCTGTAATGGGCGAAGATAGTGTCGATTCTCTCGTCGATGCCATCATGGAAAAGCTTACCGTTGATATGGGCGCCGATCTTTCTGGCTGGGCCGGTAGATCATCTGCGTCTCTGAAACTAGAGATTGAAAAAGAATTAGCACATCGTCGTAGTACAGATGTGGAAGAAGAATTAGACACTTTAAAGAAAGCTCAAGAAGAGTTAGTTTTTGAAAATAAACAACTAAATGAGCATCTTTCCCAACATAAGCAAGCATTTGAAGAGCTTAGAGAAACTTTACAGACTGTAAATCTTTCCAACGCTCGCTTGCTTTACACGAACCGAGTATTGAGAAATACCTCCCTGAATGAGCGACAAAAAGAAAAGATTGTCGAAGCGATTTCGAACGCTGGTTCTGTAACAGAAGCAAAGGTTATTTGCGAAACACTTCAAAACACAGTGGAGACCAAGCCCCGTAGGGCACCCCGGTCACAATCACTGAGTGAAGCTATCGGAAATAAACGATCTTCTGTTATTCGTGCTTCTCGTCAAGAGAGCACACCCTCTGATCCTTTCAATGAAAGGATGAAGAGACTAGCTGGTATCAATTAAGATACAAATACAATAATTATACAGGAGGTATTTAAAATGGCTGGAATAGTAGAAAGGTTAACCGAAGGTGTTGTTAACCGTGATATGCGTGCCGAAGGCAACGCTTTGTTACAGAAGTGGGAGCGCACAGGACTTCTCGAAGGACTGAAAAATGACCGTAAAAAGGGTGCTATGGCACGCTTGCTTGAGAATCAAGCTAAGGAGCTTCTCCGTGAGAGTTCCTCGATGGGTGCTGGTGATGTTGAGGGCTTTGCTGCCGTCGCGTTCCCGATTGTCCGTCGTGTATTCGCGGGACTGATCGCAAACGACCTCGTTAGCGTTCAGCCAATGAGTCTTCCAAGTGGACTTATCTTCTTCCTCGACTTTGTGTTCTCTCCGAACGTTAGTGGTGAAAGCGATATGAGCAGTCGTCTTGGAAATGCTGCTAATAAGTCGATTTACGGTACTGATGATGTTGGTAAAGACATTGTTGATGGCGTGACCCTTACTGATGCCCGTGGCGTTGGTTCTGGTGGTGGTCCGCTTCGTGTTGGTGCTACTGGTTATGCCTATGGCTCACCAACTGGTTCGACCGCTGAGATTGTTATTGCTAGCATGAAAGTTCACAGAGCGTTCAACCTTGACGGTGATCTTACCGAGGACCAGAGAAAGTCTATTCGATTCGATCCAGATCTTCTTGCTGTCGTTGATGGCACAGGTCTCATTGCTGTTGATGTTAAGAAGAGTGTTATCGTAGGTGCAGTTGGCGCCGGTGCAGACTTTGAGAACTTGTCAGCATTTGTGTGGGCTCTTACTGAAACAACGGTAGCAACTCAGGCAAACACTGCTCTTACACAGGTTCGTCGTTTGACTAATCTCATTGCGACTGCAGATACTGGGCTCTCAGAGGCAGCAATTCGCTTCTTCTATGTCCAGACTGCTGCGAGTTCTCTCGATGTGGAAGTTACTTCTGCAACGGCGCCCGCAGCTGTTTCTGCCGCTGGAACCCTGGTGTTCCCAATTCGTGATACCATCGAAGCTGGTGGCGCCGTAGGTGCTGTCGTCGGTGGAGCACAGTGGGGACTTGAGGGCGAAGCTGCAATCCCTGAGATTGACATCAAGGTGGACAGTATTGCTGTTACTGCTCAAACCAAGAAGCTCAAGGCTAAGTGGACTCCGGAGTTAGGTCAAGACCTTAACGCCTACCACAACCTTGATGCAGAGGTTGAGCTTACAAGCATCCTTTCGGAGCAAATCGCTCTCGAAATCGATCGCGAGATCCTTGCGGACCTTGTGAATGGTGCTACAGCAGCTACTCGCTACTGGTCGCGCTCCCCGGGCCTCTTCGTTGATTCCAACGGAAGTGAGCTTGGTGCGTCTGCAGCTGCTCCAGAATTCACTGGAACAGTTTCTGAGTGGTATGAGACTCTCGTTGAGACAATCAACGATGTTTCTGCTGCAATCCATCGCAAGACTCTTCGCGGCGGTGCTAACTTCTGTGTCGTTTCGCCAGAAGTTGCTAACCTGCTTGAGTTCACTGCTGGTTTCCGTGCTTCCGTCACTCATGACGACGAGAATGGTTCCATCGGTGCTGTTGCGGTTGGTTCACTCAGCAAGAAGTTTGACGTCATTGTTGACCCATACTTCCTGAAGAACGTGATCCTCGTTGGTCGCCGCGGTTCCTCTTTCCTTGAAAGCGGATATGTGTATGCGCCATACGTGCCACTGCAAACCACACCAACTATCTTTGGACCAGAAGACTTCGTGCCTCGCAAGGGCGTGATGACTCGTTATGCCAAGAAGATGGTTCGTCCAGATATGTACGGTCTAGTTATCGTTCGTGGACTTAACGGTGAGTCTGGTTCTTCCTAAGAGTTGAACTAATCTAAAACTTGAGCCCCTCTGGAAAACCAGAGGGGCTTTTGTTGTTTAATAGACTATATATTGTAGCTTGATTTAATTCATGACGTTATTTGCACACAAAGGAGAATTATTGTGGGAAAAAGATTAGGAAGAAAGCGGCTCTACGCACTTGAGAAGCTTGGACAGAAACAGACAAAGACGGCCGGCGCCGCAATGACGGGTGCAGTTGGAAACCAGTCTCTCCTGAGAGATGGTCAATTAATAACAACAGAGATTATAATTGACTTAGCTTCATCGAAAGGTGCAACATATTCTTACCCAACGACAGGAACTGGTGGCTCGGGCCCCGTGGCAATCGGTGTTCATGGTGAGTCTGGCGCCCAAGTTATTAGATTGTCTAATACAAACAATGGCGTTGTAACAGAGGGAGAATTGATTTGTGCAGAACTCCCAGCAGGCGGTGGTGTGCATGTAGGTCTATATAGAGGCTCAGCGGTGACTAGTTCAGGAAACCATCTTAGCTTGGGAACAGAGGTGATCACTCCGGTAGCACAAGTTAAAGGCTATAACCAAACTTTTGATGTTGATTCGGATATTGGTGATCAATATCTGTATCTGGTTCATACTGGAAGCGGCAATGCTGCATACACATCTGGAAAGTTTATCTTGAGACTACATGGATACGAAGTCTTCGACGATATCTAAAGATTAACATAAAATTCAAAAATAAGACCCTCGCTTCGGCAGGGTTTTTTTATTTTGACCATTTATTATATTTTTTCGCCGCCAAATTTTTGAGATTTTCACTTTTGTGTATAAGCATACTATTTACTATAACTTGAAGTATTCTCCTTTGGGCGAGGCCACTGCCCACAGAAAGATACTGTTCCGAGGTGGCTGGAGCAGAATCATTGAATAGGACGAGTTATTGCAATAACATAATAAAAGGAGAAATTAAATTATGGGAAAAAGATTAGGAAGAAAGCGACTTTACGCTCTCGAAAAGAAAGGTCAAAGCAACTCTAACAAGCCCGGCGCTGGATTCACCAATGCCGTTGGTCATACAAAGGTTAGTCGCGACGGCCAACAAATTACCACAGAAATCACTATTGATCTTGGTACTTCTAAAGTAGCCATGTGTCAGTCTTGTGATGCAAACGGTGTAATCGGAACAGGTTCTAATCCTGCTACTCTGGGACAAATCACAGATGCAGTTAACGGAATTATTACGGAACTCGAACTTGTGTGTTTGGAAACACCCGCCGGCGGAATAACCGGATCCGATCTTAACATCGCGTATCAAGCAGGAGGCACAACAGCTTATTCTGGAACGGTCGCTACGACTGTATTAGAGTCAAGCGGAACTGTTTTGGTTAAGGGTTATAACATTGTTTCAGATCTTGAAAACAACGTCCTTTCGGATAAGTATCTTTACTTAACCAATGGTTATATCACTGATGTCGCTCCACCACCCACGGGTAATGACGCATCGACCCACCCATTCACTGCTGGTAAGCTTGTTCTTCGTCTGTATGGTTATGCCGTGCCAGATGATATTTAGGAGGTATAGAGAATGTCTAAAAGAACTGCATCTATTAAATTGAAACTTCAACGCGAAAAAGCTGCCGCAATGCCGGCCGCACCTGCAAAAAAAGCAGTTGTAGCCCCAGCAAAAAAAGCAGCCCCAGCGAAGAAAGTAGAGAAAAAGGCTCCTAAAAAGGCCGTCAAAACAGCTTCTTCTGATAAAGAGTAGTATATAAACGTTTTGTTTATTGAGCCCCCTGTGAAAGCAGGGGGCTTTTGTTTGTTAAATTACTATTTAATTTGAGGAGCCTTATTAAATGCCAACAAATCTTCACCCCAGATCCGAAACGAGCGCGATCGTTCTAACTTCAACAGGAAGCACATCGAAAGTAACTGCATCCCTACCCTTTGGAGTATATAATAACTCTACAGAGTTCTTAAGTGGTGCATCTGCACAAGTAGCATATGTATATAAAAAGCTCGGCGGCGATGTTGTTGATATTGAATTAACTCCATCTAATGTTTATGCGGCATATGAAGAATCTGTTTTAGAATATTCTTATATTATTAACCTTCATCAAGGCAAAAATGTCTTATCGACTGTGCTTGGTTCACAAACTGGAACATTCGATCATAAGGGAGGAATAACAGAAGGCCCTACAAGCGCGAGTTTAAAGTATCCAAGATTTTCATTGGGATATTCAAAGAGAGTCGGAGATGGAGCCGCGGCCGCCGGCGGGTTTGGTGGCACAGTGCCACAATATTCTGCGTCTTTCAAACCAATTAAGAATGTTCAAGATTATGACATACAGCATATTATCCAAAGTGCATCTGAGTCAGGCGTTGATGAGTCGGGTATTCCCGTTAGCTATGCCGGTAAGGTGGATAATAAAAGAGTTATAGTAACAAAGGTGTTTTATATATCTCCACGCGCTATGTGGCGATTCTACGGCTATTATGGTGGAATCGGAGTTGTTGGCAATATGAGCACTTATGGCCAATATGCCGATGATTCGACATTTGAGCTTATTCCGACATGGCAGAACAAAATGCAAGCTGTGATGTATGAGGATTCAATTTACACGAGAACCTCACATTATTCATATGAACTCATCGATAATAAAATAAGACTTTACCCGACCCCTTCATATTGGGGTATGAATGACGCAGATGATAGAATGTGGTTCAGATTCTATGTTGATATGGAGCCTTATGCAACTGGCTCGTATGATAGCGGCATAGAAGGTGTTAATAATTTAAACACAGTGCCATTTGATAATTTACCGTATGAACACATTAACTCAATGGGTAAACAGTGGATTAGAAAGTATTCATTGGCTCTTTGTAAAGAAATGTTAGGCCAAATTCGTGGAAAATTCACCACAATGCCAATTCCGGGCGAAAGCGTTACTTTAAATCACTCAGAATTATTATCACAAGCCAAAGAAGAACAACAAACTCTCAAAGATAAGCTGAGAGAGATGCTCAAGGAAGTGGAATACCCAGCACTAGCGAAATCTGATCAAGAAATTACTGATGCTGCCACAAATGTAATGAAAGTTACGCCCCTGGGCATTTTTGTAGGATAAATAAGATATGGCCGACGAATGGAAAAGACCAGAAGCACCACCACCACCGCTTTTTCTTGGTAAGAAAGAGAGAGATCTTGTTAAACAGGTCAATGATGAGCTTATTGAAAAGGTCATTGGCCAACAAGTGTTATATTATTCCATTGATATGGAGACGACCAATTTTCACGATTTATACGGCGAAGCAGTCGAAAAGACATATTTACCACCAGTTCGTGTATATGCACTCATTGAATATACTGACTTCTCTACCGATTATATGCCAGGTTTTGGTGTTGATAAATCTTGGGAGATTTTGATCCACTTTCACAGACGTAGATTGGAAGAAGATCAAAATATGTATGTCCGAGAAGGTGACTTTGTTTTATATAATAATAATTATTACGAGATTGTTAAATTAGTTGAATCAAGATTGTTGTTTGGACAAACAGATCAAGACTTTGAGATCTCAGCAACTTGCAAGAGAGCAAGGAAGGGATTATTCGATGCTACCTGATAACTTTGATTTTGCCATGATGCCCACGGGGTCGACGTCCTTCAGTTTAAAAGAGATTGGGATGTATTCCTCGACCATTGAGGACATAGATTATGTAATTACCTCGTGGATTAAGGAAGATTTAAAATTAGGGTGTACTACAAACGAAGGTCGAATAACGGTTCCTGTTTTATGGCAGGCGCCAGAAAGAGCATATCAAGTCAAGAACAAAAAAGAGCTAAGAGATAATAACGACGCCCTCAAGCTACCGCTCATCAGTATCGAACGCACCGGAATAGTTAAAGATCCAGAGAAAAAAGGCTCTTTTCAAGCACATATATATTCTACCGACAAAAATGGCCGCTCAGGCCGATTTGTCATAGCCAAAAAGATAGTTCAGGATAAGACACGAAATTTTGCCGTTGCATCGGGTACTCGGGCGAACAACAGCGGAAAAATTCAAAGACACTCTCCTCGGATAAATAAGAAAGTGGTCATCCAAACGGTGTCAATACCTATCCCGGTCTATATTAACGTTGAATATAAAATTCTTTTAAAAACAGAATATCAGCAACAAATGAATACCCTAGTAACACCGTTTATTGCCAGAACTGGACAAATAAACGCATTATCACTTAAAAGAAATGGACACTCATATGAAGTGTTCATAGAACAAAATTTTACTCATTCGAACAACGTGTCTTCATTAGATGAAGATGTAAGAGAGTTTAATACGGAAATTAATATTAGGGTTTTGGGATATCTAATAGGTGAGGGTCCTAACGATGATCGTCCTATTGTTAGGATAGATGAGAATACAGTTGAGTATCAATTTCCGCAAGAATCTACTGTGCCAGCCGGAAATGCTACGTGGTTTAATGACGATAATTAACTTCAGGAACTGAAAACGCGCTTTTATTGCCATGATGGTATCCTTTTGAAATCCAAAATACTATTTAAAGTATGATTGAGACATCAATTAATACCATAATATAATGAGGGAAGTAAAACATGTCAGTTAAAAGTTTTAAATTTGTATCTCCGGGAGTGTTTATCAACGAGATTGATAATTC